GAGCGCCGTCATTGCCAGCCGGCCCCGTCGCGCCCGTTGCCCCCGCCGGACCAGCGGGTCCTTGAGGGCCGGGAGCGCCGTCATTGCCAGCCGGCCCCGTCGCGCCCGTTGCCCCCGCCGGACCAGCAGGTCCTTGAGGGCCGGGAGCGCCATCATTGCCAGCCGGCCCCGTCGCGCCCGTTGCCCCCGCCGGACCAGCGGGTCCTTGAGGGCCGGGAGCGCCGTCATTGCCAGCCGGCCCCGTCGCGCCCGTTGCCCCCGCCGGACCAGCGGGTCCTTGAGGGCCGGGAGCGCCGTCATTGCCAGCCGGCCCCGTCGCGCCCGTTGCCCCCGCCGGACCAGCGGGTCCTTGAGGGCCGGGGCTCAATTCTAGCGTTTCGGACCCGTCTTCGTTTGTCAGATAACCGCGGGCGGTCAACCCCTCCCGAACGTAGTAAAACGCATCCGCGACGACCGTCGACGGAAGCGACAGGACTTTGAAAAATCGGACCGGGACAGCCATTATGTTACCATTCGATTTCTTGCCAAACCGGCAAACCACCGGGCGGGGGTGGCGGCAGCGGCCCAAGGGTTCGCTGAAGGACGACGGCGACCTTGCACCATTCCGCTTCGCCCCATGTTTCCAGGACCGTGACGACCAGCCATTCGCGGCCGCCGAAGCGCAAAAGGTCGCCGCCCTTGGCTTCCGGCCGGTTGACCCCTTGGACGTCGCCATAGAGATACACGCCGCGCTTGACGCCTTGGATATTGAGCCCGTCCAGTTGCGCCAGTTCCGGCCCCGAAAGGGCTTGGACTTGCATCCGGACGCCGACCGTCGTGACCAGCGTCGGCGTTCGCCGGCCGGCCGCGTCGGTCGTATAGCCCTGATTGGTCACAAGGTCCCCGACGACGTTTTCATTGATGACGCCGACAAGCGGCGCGGCGATGGCGTGAAGGTTCATTCGCCGCCCCCGGTAACTTCGACGCCGACAGATTGGAACATGACGGCCGTGTCAATCAGAGGCTTGGCGAAGCCCTTCTTCGCGATGGTCGACGGTGCCAGGGGCGGCGAATTCGTGTCGCGGATAGACTGGCGAAGCTGGCCGGCGATATGCTCCCCCATGCGCGCCAGGGAGACTTCGATATCGTAGTCGGCCGCCTTCAGGACCTTGACGAACGTATCCGGCCAGCCCGGCGACTTGCCGTCGACCATGTTGCTGAAGAACGGCCGCGGCGGGATGCCCCGCGACGGCGCGCCGAAGTTCTGGATTGCGGCGATGGTCGCGACCGGGGCCCCGTCGGGGTACTTGGCGTTTTCGAAGAAGCCGACGCGGACTTCGCGCTGGCCGCGCCCAAGCTTGCCCGCCAGTTCCGCCAGTTTGGCGTCCAGGCCGTCGCCGCCGGTTAGAGTTATTGAGGCCATACCAGCCGCCCCCGGCCAGGAACCCCAAGGAAGGGCCGCGGGCCGGGCGCGTAGCGCATGGTCCGATAGGCCGTCGTCGCTTGCCAGAAGGACGCCCCCGGGGTCGTCTGAAGGAACCACGCGGCGGACCCGGCGGGCGGACCCATTTCGGCGTTCACCGTGACGCTGCCTTCGGTCGCGGTCGACACGCGCCCGACAAGGCCGCCCCGAGCCGCCCCGTTCAGAATAGCGATATGGGCGACCAGCATGTTCAGCAGCAGAAGCCGCGTCGGGACGTCCTGAACGACGCTTGCGTCGGTGTTGTCCAGATACAAGCCGGCTTCGGTGAAGTACGACCCCGCCAGGGTCGCGTCCACCGAAGCCGCCAATTCCGGGTAGCGCGCCGCCCAAACTGCATAGTCGAAGACGGCAACGCCCATGAAGGCCGGGCCTTATTCGACCGGGGCCGTCGCGCGACGACCGCGACCGCGGCCGCCAGTGCCCGCGGCGGCTTCGGCCGCGTCGGCGTTCTTGGCCAGTTCCTTCTTCGTTTCATCCGTCGGGACAATGCCCGGGGCGGCCTTGTCGGGGTCGATACGTTCGAAGCCCGAGCGTTCGCCGGACATTTCGCGCGCAATGGCGCGGGCGTCGTCCATGCTATCGGCCAGGAAGACGCCGCCGCGCTTGGTCACGGTCCGGCGGCCGCCTTCGCCGTCATCCTTCAGCCATGCTTCCGCGAAGTCGGCCGGAACCCGGGTGAAGCCAAAGCCATTGGAGGCGTTGTCGGCGTTCGCGCCGTTCAGCCGGATTTTGGTCGCGCCGACTTGGGCCATGATGCCATTGGGAAGGCGGCAACCGATGATGACGTTTGACATTGGGGTCTTCCTTGCTCTTGCGGCGAACCGCGGCTGATAGGGACCCTGAACCTATCAGCCGCGACCCGGGCCGGCAAGCGTCAGATATCGATCATTTGCGCGATGGCAATGGGGTAGCGAATGATCGCGCCCCACGTGCCAGCGCTCTTCTTCTGTTTCCAGGAAGACAGGTCCGGAATGACCGGGTGCGCCCGCATCTTTTCGGTGAAGGCGCAATAGGCCGTATTCTGGCCGTCGACGGCGTCCAGCTTCAGTTGGACCAGGTTGCCGTCGGGGGTGGCATATTCCGGAATGGTCTTGATGGACAGATTGGGGAAGTTTTCCTTGATGGTCTGTTCCGCCGTCACGTTGAAGGTCGAAACCTTCTTCAGGTTGACGGCCGACAGGGGCGACATGATCATGGTCATCTTGGCGTCCATGTCGGGGACGTTGAAGCCCATCTGTTCCTGCAATTGCTTGAACAGCGCCAGGGCGTCGTTGTAGATTTCCTGCGCGGTCTTGTCATCCCACGTGTCGCCGGCGACGCCGGTCGTCGGGGCAATCGGCGCGATCAGCGACGGGTCGTTCAGGACGCCGAAGTTTTCCAGGCCGTCGACCCCGAACAGGTAGGTCTTGTTCTGGAATTTGGACATGACCAGCGCCGACGCGACGTTCAGTTCCGACGCGTAGTTGATCTTCGCCAGGCCGTACATTTCCAGTTCGCGTTCGCCCCATTGGGTGACGTTCTGATAATGATACGACTGGCGCGGTATCCAGTTGACGTTCGCGCCGGTCGAGCCGTTGTTGTTGTGGTCGCCGTAGGACGACGTTTCGCCGGTGCTTTCCACCATGGGGAATTGCGTCGACAGAAGCGTCCAGTCGCCCTTCTTCGTTTCACCGAAGACTTCGGCGGCCTTCATCGGCGTGACCAGGACGCGGACGACTTCCGGGTCAATCAGGTTCGCCAGGAACGCCGGAACGCCGGCGTTCGACACGGTGATAAGGCCCGGCTGCGCGTCCATGGCCAGGGTGATGTTGCCCTTCCATTCGTCCATGGCGTACGCCTTGGCGTCGGTATGGATGCCATACCCGGCCAGGACGGCACGTTCGGCGGCGTCAATCAGAAATTTCGGCTTCATTGTTCAATGCCCCCTTACGCGGTGATCTTGGCCAGTTCGCCGGCCGCGGCCGTCGAAGCAATGGACCAGGCGGTTTCGGTCGCGCCGGCGATGGTCGCGCCAGCCGCGCCAGCGACGGCAAGGCCGGTCGTGTCGTTCACGAAAACCTTCTGGCCGATTGCAGCGCCAGCCGCAAAACGACACCAGAAGTCGCCGCCGTCGTGAAGCGTGATTTCCAGCCCTTCGGTGAGGGTCATGGAATTGGCTTCAAGCCAACCGGTGATGACGACCGGCTGATTGCGGCCGACGAAGCCCACGCGGGCCGCGCCGCCCGGCTTGGCATTGGTCACAACGCCGGTCGTGTTGAGTGCCCATGCGAAGCGCCCGACGATAACGCCGCCGGTGCCGGCAATCAGCGCGCCTTCGCCCGCCAGAAGGGAGCGACGCGGGTTGGCGCTGGCGAAGTCACCTTCGACGGCCGGGGCCGGGTTCGTGTTGACGGTACGCTGGAAAGTGGCCATGTCGATCAGCTCCGGATCAGAGTTGCGGCGGTCGGGAAACGGGCGCGGAAGTCGTCGACCGTGCCGGCGTCCATGGCGACCCGCGGGGCGGGCGCGTCATTGGGGGCCGGGAGCATCGCGACCATGGCCTTGAAGGCGGCCGGCGGGACGCCGTCCAGGGCGACGCCGGCGTTTTCCAGCGCCAGGCGATAGATGCCTTCGGCGCTATCCATCGCCACGGCCAGCTTGCCGATGTGCGGTTCGACCGCGGCTTCGGCTTCGCGAATGGCGGCGACGGTCCGGACGGCGGCCCGCTGGATTGCGGCGGCGTCCATGGCCGGCTTGTTCTTGTCGTCCTTGTCCATGTCGTAGGCTCCCGGCTTGTCCTTGGCGTCGTCGTCTTCGTCGGCGTCCATCGCGCCGCGGCCGGCCAGCTTGGCGCATTCGGCCAGGTCTTCGTCCGACACTTTGCCCTTCAGGTAGGCCATGACCTTGCCCATGGGGTCGTCGTCGGCGTCGACGGCCGGCTTGTCGCCGTCTTCGTCAATCGGGTTCAAGTCGTCGTCTTCGACCGGTTCGGCCGCGGTCGCGCCCTGAACGGCCGAAATGATGGCGGTCACGTCCGACACGTCCAGCCCTTCGTCGGCCGCCAGCGCCGGCTTGACGGCCTTCACGACGGCGGCGGCGATGGCCGGGGCCTTCTTCGCCAGGTTCGACGCGGTCACGCTATCCAGCGCGCCGGCGAAGTCGACCTTCCCGATGTTCGCGACCCGGGGGGCAAGCCCCGCGATCAGCGCCCCATGAAGAAGAAGGGCTTTACGTGAATTCAGCATTCGAACCCCCTTGGGCAAACTGTCACCTACGATGACTTCCGGTCCCGCCCGCCCTTGCCGGACCAGCGCAACATGATTGCCGACTATATCGCGCATGATGCCGTCATATTGCAAGCCCTTATAGGACCCGGGGGTCATATCGGGCGTGTAGCGATAGCCGCACGACCATTCGCGTTTTTCTTCGGCTTCGATATCGTCAATTGCGTCGCGCGCCCAAACAACGGCCGAATTGCGAAGAAACGGTTCGACGAATTCGGCGTCCGTACCAGTAGAGCCGATGACCAGTTCGGGCATGTGTTCATCGGCCGACACTGGCATATGTTCGGCCAGGATTGGCAAGTTATTGAACGACGGCGCGGCTTTTGCCAATTCGTCGGGGTGGCGAAGCAAATAATAGACTTTGTCCGGGTTCAGCTTCAGCGCTTCATAGCCGGGGATTTCGCGACCATAGTACGGGTCGACGCTGGCCTTGCTGATGTTGTTAATTGCGACGTGAAGCCGGCCGTCGACGTCGAAGGTCCGAACGCTCTTCCGGTCAAATGCAAGGTTCATGGGCGCGGCTCAATTGTTGTATGTTTGGCGTCGACGACCAGTTACCACAGGGGGCGGGGGTTCGCCAAGCCAAAGGACGATTTCCTCTTCCGCGATGGTCACGCCGGGTTCGCCAATCCAGCCGACGATTTCTTGTTCGGCTGCCGTAATCCCGCCGCCGGGCGCGGTCCAGGCGGTGACTTCCTCTTCGGCCATGGTGAGGCCGGCCGGCGATGCGGTGGTAAGAATTTCGACTTGAAACTGGACCCATGGGTTATTCGACCCGTTAATGGAAATGGCCCCCGACGCGCTTCCGGCCGTTTCCAGCGACCGGCTTCCACTAACCGCGCCGGCGGCGTCGGTGCCAGAAGCAAGGTCCCAATTTTCGGTCCAGCCGGCTGGCGGCGCGGTGAAGTTAAAATTGACGTTGTTCGCGCCGGCATAGACGACAAGGGACCGGTCGCGGGTCGTCGTAATGCTTGGGGACGTGTTGGGGTTCGTTAGGCCCGTCGCGAAGGACGTCGCGCCCCAAGTTGCCGTTTCCGGGATGCCAAAGCCGCAACCGTAGGCCCATTGAACAGCCCCGCAAGCCGCCGCGCTTGCCCATGTAAAAACGGGCGACGCGGCGGCTGCCGTGCCGATGAACAGCGCGACGGTTAGCCCGGCCCCTCTGTTGCGTTGGTCGATTTTCGTCCAGCCGGCGGTCGCCGTCGTGATGACGTCATTGTTTTTGACTTGGACCAAGGCCAAGCGAACCGGGGACGGGACGCCCGCGGGTATGCTGAACGCCGGGGTGAGCGTCGTCGCGCTGGCGCTTTGGACGCGGGTCCCGACCCCGGCAAAAAAGAAAGACACGGCTTACGCCCGGGCTTGGAAGCCGAATTCGGCGGCGTTAACCGCCGTAATCGTCCAAGCCCCTCCCGCCGGGTTCGCTTCGAAAACGCCCGCCGAAAACCCAAAGCCGCCAGTCGGAACCGGGGTAAAGTTGGCGGTAAAATAGTCCGCCCCGGCAATGCGGGTCATGGCCCGCCCGTTACCGGCCGGCGCGGCCATGCGGATTGGGCCGCCGACTTGGACCGCCAGGATGGCACGACCCGCAGGGAGCGCCGGGCGGGCGGCGATGATCCCGGTCACGCGGTCGTCGACGGCGTCCAGCGTGTACACAGTGCCCAGGTTCATGTCATTCAGGTTGCCTATGGTGCCGACGCCTTCAGCATAGAAGCCCACGGTTGCGGGGGCGTTGCTTGTGAAATTGAAGGCGCGCATGTCGAAGTCCGACAGGGCGACTTGGCTGTAGTAGGCGAAGCCGCCGGTCGTGATCGTTCCGGTATGAAGCCGAACGAAGCGAGTGTTATTGACCGCTGCATTCAAGCCGACTTGTGAAATGATAAGCGACCCGTTTTGCCACAATTCGAACGACCCCGACGCGCCGTGTACCAGTCGAAAGTCGTACACAGTCCGAACATTCCCCGGCATGGTGAGGATAAGCGCCGTATCGACGAAAGCGGAGCCGTTCCAATAACGAAGACGAAACGTCGGACCGTTGCCCGCGCCAGCTGTGTTGGCCGCGAGTTCAAGGGTCGTAACGCCGGCGTCATTGACGAAGGAAAGGAATTGAGTGTTGTTGTTGCCGCTAGTTCCGGTGCTGCCGCCCGGGCTGAAGTGTTCGAAATGCCCCCACAATTCGCCGGCGACGACGCCGGTCGCGCTATCAATCGCGATAGGTACTTGCAAGAACGAAGAGTCCCGGCCGCCCAAACCGTTCGTATTGACCGGCGCAAGGCCGAAAGCCCCGTCGACATAATTTGCGTCGTAGCGCGCCGGGCTGCCAACCGTCGGCTGCCATTCGAAGAGCCCCGGGCCGCGAAGGCCCAAAAGCGAACGGGTTCCAGCGAAATAACGGGCCATGTCAGAGGGTCCCCACAAGCTTGATGACGAAGTCGGCCAGGGTCGCGTCGGGGACCGTCGGGCCGGTCACGCGGACGGCTTCCCCGGCGGCGATCAGGACGGGTTCGTTATCGGTCGTTTCAAAGGTCCCGACGCCGGCCGTCGATATCGACAGGGACCCGATTACCGTCGACCCGACGTCGTCCAGCTTTTCGATGGTGAAGACAGTCGTCGCCGTCGGGAGCGTCCCGACATACACGGTCGACCCGTCGAAGTCGGCCCCGAACGTGTACTGGGCGTCGGTCACGTCCAGGCCCAAGACTTCGTCGGCCAGCGGCGCGGCGACGACCGGGATATTGATACGGTACTTCAGGCCGCCGGCCGGGACGCCGCCGCCCGCGGGGGTCAAGACGCCGTCCATTTCCAAAATCAAGATCCCGTCGACGAAGCTTGCGGTCGTGAAGGTGAACCCGAGCCTAGGCGCGGTAATGCCAACCCCAAGGACCGGGTTCGACGGGTTGAAGTCTTCAAGGTCCGCCGACAACAGGGTGAAGGTGACGACCGCGCCGACGCCGAAGTCGACCGGCTGGCCATTGCGCGAAGAGCCCAGGACGGCCCGGGTCAAGATCCCCGACGCTTGCGAATAGACGCCGCGGCCGAATTCGAAGTTCGCCCCTTGCTGGACGCTGTAGCTATATTCGCGGCCGTCAATCAGCGCGGCCGCGCCGCGGAAGCCTTCGACGGCCGGCCCAAGCGTGAACGGGTCCGTTCCGGCGGAAAGGACTTGAATTTTTACCAGGTCGACGAATGTCGCCATAATTCCGCGCGCCCCTTAGACGAACCCGGTCGACAGATACCCCGGCCAGACCGGCTTGGCAATCACTCTTCCGGGGTTGCCGACGGCGCGGGGGCGACCGCGACCGCCGGCGCAAGGGCCGCGTCTATCTTGTCCGCCAGGGCGTTCAGTTGGGCTTCCGAAGCATTGGACGACGTCGTCAAGGCTTCTATCAGCTTGTCGACCGATTGCGACAGGCGGGCAAGAGCGGGCGTCATGCGGCGGGTTCCTTTGGTTCGGAAGATATGCCACGCCACTACACCGAAAAGCTTCATTTTGGCAATCAATCTTCAAGCCCCGGAATGATCGGCTTCGACACGCAACGGCAATTGATTTCCATGCCGGGCCATGTCCACTTGCCTTCCAGGAAGGCCCCCTTCGCGATATCGTACACTTGCCCCGAGAATGCAACGTGTTCAGGACGGGGCTTTTTCCCGCCCGCGCTGTGAAGCCATACGGCCTTGGTTATCCCCAATTCGACATGGCGGGTCCGCTGAAGGACGGCGGTCGCTTTGTTGTTTTGGTCCCGGGCGATGAACGCGGCGCGGCGCTTGGTCACGCCGTACGCCGTTTCCAGTTCGCCCGCCAGTATCGACAGATCCCGGCCGGCCATGACCGAACGCATGACGACGCCTTCGACCGCGGTCAAATGCTGCGAAGAGACTGATTTGATAAGCGAAACGTTTTCCGCGATGACGGCCGAATAGGCGGCGCGCATGGCCGGGGTTGCCTTGAACCGGACCGTGAACCCGCCTTCGCGAAGCATCTTGGCCAGCGCCCGGTCGACGCGGTCTTGGGTCGCCGTCGCGAAGTAGTCGGCCAGTTCGTCCGCCAGGCGGTTGAAGCGGCGTTGCCAGCGCCGCGACAGGCGACGGATAGCCGCCCGCAAGGCTTCGGTCGCGCTGGCGTCTTGGGCAATCGTCGGGGGCGGTGTCGCCCGGTACTGTGCCTTCAGCCAATAGACTAGAGACCGGTGCATCGCGGCCAGTTCGGCGTCCAGCCGCTTTTCGTAAGCGACGCGGGTCGCGGCGGCGGGGCGGATAGGGTCAAGGTACTTTCTGGCCATTGGACGCCCCCGGTTTACGCTTGGGCTCCCTTCATACGCGCCGACATTTTTTGCGCCAAGGGCAAATAATAGCTTGACCGCGCGGTCAACCTAGTTCATGGTGATGGTGAAGGGAGTTAGTGACGTGTCTGAAGCCCAAGTCAAAGCGCTGGCGGCCGCGGCCGCCATGTTGGAAAAAATCGTCAATTGTTCGGCCCCGGCTGGCGTCGACAGTTCAGATTGGCCCATGCGGAAAGTCCGCGCGGCATTGATCGATCAGGCCGCCGCGGTCGCCGCGGAAGCCAAGGCCGCAATCGAAGGGAGCAAGTCCAATGTCTGAAGCCCCCGAATTCGCCCAATACGTCCGCCCCGACGAATTCGCGGAATGCCGCAACGGGGTCATGGCGGTTCCGGGTTTGATGGAAGCCCTTTGGGGCTTTGTCGAACGGTACGAAGAGCCCATGCCCGGCGAAGACAGTTGGCCGGAAGGCCCCGGCCGCGACAGTCTGGCGCGTTTCTGGCCGGAAATGTCGCCCGAACATCAAGCGGCTTGCGTCGAAATTGACGCCCGGTTCCGCGCCGAAATTGAAGCGATTTGCCCCGGTTATTGGGATTGAAGGGATCGATCATGCCTGAACAGATTGGCTTCTATGTGACCGTCATTCGCGGCCAGCGCGTCGGTTGGCTGGCCGGCCCGTACGCGACCAAGGAAGAGGCCGAAGGCAACGTCCAGGCGGCCAGGAACGCCGCCTACGAAGTCGACCCGGCGACCCATTGGGACGCGTTCGGCGTGACCAAGTTGTCGCGCCCCGACGGCGGCCGCCCGCTTCCCCCGGGGGTCCTGAATAATCGGCTGGCGCTGCAAAAAGTAGCTTGACCGCACGGTCAACCTATGCGAAGACAGGACGAAAGGAAGTCGTCATGTCGAAGGTTGTCGCGGAATTCGGTCCCTACCAGGCGGTCGCGGTCAAGGGCCGGCTGGCCGTCTTCAAGTCGGGCCGCTTCGAATGCCAATGGCTGAAGTCGTCCCCCGAATTCAAGGCCCCGTTGGGAGCCCTGAAGGCCCGGGTTCATTGGCTGGCGGTCGCCAAGGCGGAACGCGCCGCCCGGGTCGCCTACGGCCGGGAACGCAAGGCCGCCGCCCGGTTGGCGGCCGCGGCCGGTCCTGAACAATTGAAGCTTTTCTGAAGGGAGAAGGTCACATGCCTTGTGTCGTCGAAAAATTGCCCCGCCCCGAGTATGACGGGGATTGGCACGACCCGCCGTTGAAGTGGAAGGTCGTTGGCCCGGGGGACGAAATTCAGAAATTCAGCCGCAAGGCCGACGCGGAAATGTACGCCCGCATTCGCGGCCTCCGCGCAAGCCAAGCGGCCGCCATCAACGATTATGTCAAGCGGGGCTGAAGCCATGGCCGATATCGTCGTCGAAGTCCCGTACGACTTCACCCCGCGGGGCAAGCGGGTCGTCCGGGTCGTCCAAGTCCGCGGCGTCATGGGGCGGGGCCGCCAGCTTCGTTTCTATGTCGGCGGCCGTCTTTTCCGGCGGTTGTCCCCGAGCCCCGCCAATCTGGCAATGGCCCGCGATTGGGTCGCAAACGAAGGGGCGGCGGATAACCGCCCGCAACCATGGGAGGCATTCCAGTGAAACGCCCCGCCTTCGAAGACATTCAAACGGCCGCCGATTGGCTGGACTGTAACGAAGGGGAGGACGGGGAAGCCGAAGCTTGCTCCCGCGTGGCGACATGGCTTCGCGCGTACGCCCAAGAGGCCAAAATAAAAGCCGCCGCGCGCAAGGTAGGCTGCACCCCGCGGTATTTTCGAAAAATGATGATGAAATAGCTTGACCGCGCGGTCAAGCTATGCGAAGACAGGGACGAAGGGAGTAGAAGTCATGTTGAAAGAACGGTTTGTCCCCAAGGGCGCTATCAAGGTCCAGGCCAAGAACAGCCCCGCCTTCGTCTATGTTTTCGAAATTGGCGGCCAGCCGGCCGCCCGGGCGTTCCCGAGTGAAAAGGCGGTCAACCCCGCTTGGAAGTACCGGTTCCGGTCGCTGGCCGAACGGGAAAAATACGTGAAGGCGTTCTTCGAAGCGCAAGCCGCCAGGGCGGCGCGGAAGGCGGAAGCGGCCGCGAAAAAGGCCGCCTATGTTCACGATTACAAGCCCGGCGACGTCCTGAAGGGGTCATGGGGCTATGACCAGACGAACGTCGATTACTTCGAAGTCGTCGCGGTCGTCGGCAAAATGCTGGATATCCGGCCGCTGCAACAGGCTTCGAAGGGCGACGGCTTCGGCGGTTCGTCGAAGTGTGTCCCGCTTCCGGGGTCCTACCAGGGGTCGAACGTGTACCGGGTCCGGGCTCAAGAACGGGGCATCAAGAGCCCGGTTTATGGCTGGCTGCACCGGGAAGAGCCCAAAATCATCGGTGGCGTGAAGGTTTACGAAGCGTCGTATTGGTCCAGCGATCACTAAGGAAGGAACAATGAAAGACGACCCCTACCTTGACCATGAAGAGCGCGTCGGGCGGTATTTACTCGCCCGAAGCCGCGTCATCTTCGGCGGGGTCCGGAATGTCCCCGGCCAGGCGGCCGCGAAGGTATTCGACAAGCCCCGCTTCGGTTTCTTCAGAAAAGGGATTTTCCTTCGGAAGCGTCGGGGTGCTTGATGGCTTCGATGTATCGTTCACTTTTGGGCGGTCCATTTCCGTCAATCCTTCCGAAGCCGACGTCCGGATATTCGGACTTCAGCGTTTCATACGTGTTTTGCGGCCCGTCGCCAATCGACAGGGCGTAGCTGGACGCGATAATCCGCCCGGACCGAAGCGTCCGCTTGGCGCGCCGGCGGGCGGCTTCATGGCGGTTCACGTCGACCAGGTCGACCGTGACTTCATAGCCGGCTTCCTTCAGCATGGCGATACGGTCCCGGATGGACCCCGGCTTCGCGCCGACGACCGGCAAGATCACATTTGCGCCTTCCTTCAGCAAGTCCAGCAAAGCTTCGCCCCCAAGGAAGCCGCTTTCTTCATGGACCGCCGACGCCCCGACGCCCCCGTCGAATTCCGGGATAACCTTCTTCGCATCGTCACTGTCCGCGATGGCATAGCCGGACTGGCGGGCGATTTCTTCGGCCGACGTCGACTTGCCGGCCGCGGGCGGCCCGAGCAAGATCCGGGCGCGCTTTTCGTACTTCATGCCGACGCCGCCGTCCGCGCTGGCGTATTGCTTGGCGAAGTCGACCAGATACGCCTTCGTTTCCTTGAATTTGGCCGCGCCAGGCGCGCCCTTGTCGACCGTGTAGCGCCGCTTTGCCCAAAACGCTTTGTCCGGCTTCTGGCCATGCGCCAGCGTCGGCGTGATATCTTGCTGAAGCGCTTCCAAGGGCTTCATGACTTCCGCGATTTGGTCTTCGGTGCTGTTCTTGTCGTCCGACAGTTCCCGCAACCGATTGACGCCCTTTTCCCCGAGCGCTTCGGCAATCTTGGGGTCGACGCCCTTCGACCATTCCCCGCCGGCGCTGGACGCCGACGCGGGCTTCGACGGCTCTTCCTTGGCTTTTTCCTTGCCGCCCGAGCCCGAGCCGCCCCCGCCGCCCCCGGACCCGAATTTGCCGTCCTTGCGGCGCGGGTGGTCTTGCTCCCGGAACGTCGGCGCGTCATCGGCCGCTTGGCCAGTCACGCGCCGCCAGTACGCTTCGACGTCCTGTTCGTTTTTGTCCTGTTGGGCCAATTGCGCGTCTATTTCAGCCATGGAAAGAGGGTGGAAGCCCAATTCTTTGGCCGCCCGATTGTACGGGTGCGCTTGATTGGCCCCGCCGGCGATACCCTCGGTCGCCTTTGCGCGTTCGCTTTCCGGAACGGCCGAAAGGGCAATTTTCAGCTTATTGAGCCGGTCGCGCTTGTCGCGAGTATCGGCAAGGGCCGCCCGATACTGGCCGTATTGGGGGTGCGAGGAATAATCGGGTTCGGCGGCCTTCGACGCCGCGCCACTCAGCTTGCGCCCGTTCAATTTCCCGCCAGCGCCGCCGATAACAACCCCGTCATTGTCAAGCTTCAGCCGGGAGCCGTTTTCGGTCGTGATCCATCCGTCGGCCGCTTGGCCGTCTTCGTCGTCGTCATCGCCAGGGCCGGCCGCCAGCGCCGCCGCGTCTTCTTCGTCCGTTTCGGCCGGGGGTTCCGGTGCCGGGCCGGAAAGGTCGACGCCGTTATAGGACGACCGTTCGTCGTTCGACAGGCGTTCGCGCGCCTCTTCAGGCGATACCATGCCGGCGTTCACGAATGCGACGTCGACGTCGGCGTCGCTCTTCCGGATGCCCGCGGCCGCGACTTCGTCCAGTTCCCAAAGGTCGACGAATTCGAAGGCAATGCTTTCGTCGATTTCCCCGAATTCGGAAAGCTGGACCAGCTTCAGGACCGTTTCCAGGGGTTCGCGAAGGACGCGTTCCTGATAGCCATGGACCCGGGCATAGAAGGTCTTGATTTCGCCGTCACTGGACGCGTTCAACCCCGACGGCGTGACGCCCAAAAGGACGACTAGGGGAATACCGGTCACGCTGGCGATTTGCTCTTGGGCTTGGGCCTGAAGCTTGTCCAGGGTCCCCAAAGGCGTCGACACGTTCGACAGGGCTTCGCGGTCCTTGTCGACCAGCATCAAGCCCCGGTTGTCGCGGGAGCGGTTGAACAGTTCGGCGCGGGCGATCAGGCTTTCCGCGCCATGCCCTTGCAAGACGGCCGCCATGTCGGTTTGAAGGACCATGGTCGAAAAGCTATGGACTAGGTCCGCGACCGACTGGCGCGTCCGAAGCCAATTGTCGACGTACGGCTTCGCCATTTGCGACAGGGACAGGCCGCCGAACGAATAGGCCGGCTTCAGCAGATCCGGCATTTCCCGGCCGACGATTGTCAGAAGCCGGGTCGCGTGTACGTTCATCGTCTGGACTTGCCAGGACCGCGGCTTGTAAAAGTCCGGCGCAAGCGGGTTGCTGGCGTCGTACGGCCCCGGATAGGACCAAAGCGGTTCGATGGTCCGGAAGCGCTTCAACCCGCCCTTCTTCACCTTTTCCTTGCGAAGCATCAAGGGCCGGGACCATTCCTTGTCCATCGGCCGGTCGCCCATATCAATCAGGATTTGAGCGCGGCCGAAGAAGGCGTCATGTTCGACCGCTTCGCGGAAGACGTCGCGGACCTTCAGGCGCGCCAGGGCCTTTTCCAGTTCGTCGACCCGGTCTTCATTGTCGCCGGTAATCTTGACCCATTTGCGGGTGCATTCCAGCGCGTACGTTTCGGCAATGTGACGATATTCGGACCGTTGGGTCAATTCGGCCAGGTACGGATAACCAAGGAACCCGAGCCCTTCGGAAAAGGCCCCCGCCATTTGTTCGGCATAGATCCGGGCGACTTCCGGGTTCATTTCGTCCATGGCGATATTCGCGGCCGCGCCCGGGCCGATAGGGGCCGGGAGCGTCCAGGGCTTCAGCGGTTCGCCACCGGTCGACCGCGCTTCGGCCAGCGCCAGAAGCGAAATTTTCATGGGCTCCCGTTCAGACGCGACGACGGGGGCCGGGGCGATCCCCTGCAACAGCCAAGCCCGGAAACGGTCGAACAGCTTCATTTAGACGGCCCTCAAAGCCTGTTCACTTATCCGAATTGGGCCGGCGTTGTCACCCCCCATAAGCATGACGATGGCGTCGGCCAAGTTCGGGCTCTTCGTTCCTTCCGGGGTCTTATTAATGACGATTTTCCCGGCTTCGTTCTTTTTGTACGTCGCTTGCGGGAGTTCCATCAGCAGTTTGGACAGAAGCGGAAGCTTCGACGATATCGACAGAACGTAGTCGGGGTCGATATCGTCGCCATGCTTTACGGCGCGCCAAGTGGCGTACGCGCGCCGGCGAAGCCCCCAATACTGTTGGGCCTTGCGGTTGGCGAAGAAGTCTTCATTGGCGCGCCCGGGGACGTCTTGGCCGGTTGGGCGAAGAACCGCCCCCGAGCCCCGATAGGTCGCGACGATAATCACGCGGCGCTGTTGCGCCCGGCGTCGTTCATTGATGACCCGGGCGTCGCCGCGGACCGACGACCCGAGCCCGTCGGCGTCGTAGCAGAATTCGGGGATATCCCAATCGTCGCAAAGGTCGAAGGCCCGTTCGGTCGTCGCGAAAATGTCGGACCCCTTGCCGGTCCATTCGGCCAGTTGGTCGACCAGGACGCCGGTACACGCCGCCAAGGCGTTCTTGTCCTTGCCTTCGTCCGCGACGTCCAGGGCGGCCCGCTTCGACCCCGTCGGCCGGATGCCGAGCTTTTCATGGGCGTCGACGCAAGCTTGGACCCAAACGGACGGGATGACGACGCCTTCGACCGACGCCGCGTAATTGATATCGACCTCTTGGGCGATGGTGACTTCGTCCAGGAATTCCGGAAGGCGATCATACCAGTCTTGGGTCTTCCGGGGGTCGTCGCGCCAGTGGCAAGTGAAGATCCGATGTTCCGGCCAGGAATGGCGCTTTTGGGCGAAGGGGTTGTCCAGGCCGTTGGCGCTGGAAATGTCGATACGGCAATTGGTCGTTTGCGACAGGGAGGCGTCGATAAGTTCCGGGCGTTCGACATAGGCGGCTTCGTCGACGAAATAGATAGCAGCGCGGTCGCCGCGGCCGATGTTGTCGCCGGCTTCGCCGGTAATGGTCGAATTGGTCCCCGGGATGGTGATACGCATATGGGCGGAATGCTGGCGGCTATTCCAGCTGTTGCGGAATTCGACCGGGAGGCTTTCAAGGAATTTCCGGGCTTTCCAGAACAAGGCCTTGGGCGACCCTATCTTGTCGACATACTCTTCTTTGCGGGAGCCGAAGCCGATCACCAGGTCGTCATGGTGCAACCCGAGCGCCGCGGCCGTACCGACGGCCAGCCAAGACAGGCCGAAGTCGCGGCTTTTGTCCGACAGGCCGGGCTCCCGAGCGCGCCAGCGTTCGACGACCCAATCGACCCATTGGCGTTGCCGGGGGAACAAGATCATGGGGATATGGACCGGAAGGCCAATGTCGGCATTCCGGGGGTCCGTCGTCATCCCCCAATCATTGATGAATTGCGCCGGGTTGTCCCGATAGAAGCGCTTCAGGCCGGCCAAGACTTCGACCCGGCGGTCTTCAGGCAACGCGCGAAGACGCGCCAGGCGGGCCGCCCGTTCGCGGAAAACGGAAACGTAATCCGGGTTGCGCCAGTCGAAGCCGGTCACGCGGGGCCGGGCTCAATAAACCGGGCGGGGCGTTTCGAATTTGGGCGATTGGAAGGCCCGCATGGCGTCCAGCATCGCTTCCCGGCGTTCGCCCTGAAGACGGTCCAGCTTCGCCCGGGTCGCCTTGATTTCCCCGTCCTTGGCCGCGGCAACGGCTTGTGCGGCGGCCAGGGCCTTTTCGGCGTCGTCCAGCGTGTCGCAAATGGCGACCACGTCGCGGGGCGCGCGGTTCGAAGCCGTTTCCGACGGCAATTCGCGGCCATACACGTGACCGCTTTTCTTCAAAGTCGTGACGGCCAGAATTTCAAAACCGCCCGGGCGCGACCCGTAAAAGCGGACCTTGACCAAGGCGTAGCAGATTGCCGGCTTCATTCTTCAGGCTCCCTTCGAATCGCATCGTACGCCAGCGACCGGTCGACGACCCAATGGGCGCGGGCTTTGTCCAAGGCGGCGCGGGCGGCCGCCTCGGTCCTGAACAGACGAATGACATAGTCCTTGTCGACGACGGTCTTGTCGGCCGCCGGGTCCGCGTTCGGCCAACCGTGGTATTTCCAGCGCGACCAGTAGTCGACGGCCAGAAGCCCGAGCCGCCAGCCCGGGAAGGTACAGACGGCATAGCCCCGAATTTCCACCGGCTTGCGGGTGACGGGGGATATGTAACATGGGGCGGCGCTGGCGGTCATGCGACGCGCGCCGAACATTCGGGGCAATAGGTGACGCCGCGGGCGTATTCTTCGCCGCAATGGCCGCATGTGGCCAGCCCCGGGCCGAAGGCGGCCGCGGCCATGGCCGGCAAGTCGTCGGGCCGGACTTCAGGCGGGAGCGGGGGCGGTCGATACGCCGCGACGGCTTCGACAACCCGAGCCGGGCGGAATTCCTCTTCGGCGTTCCGGGCCGCGGCATGGGCGGCCAGGACCGCCATTGTATCGCGGCGGGGCTCTTGGTCGCCCTTCGGCCGGGGAACGGCCGCGGCGGCTTCCAAGAGCAACGCGGAAAGCGTCGAGTTGGACCGCGCCCTGAAGGCCGCGGCGCGCAATCGGACGTGAAGGGGTTCGATAGCCATGTCGGCCTTCATGCCATAGCAATGACCCGGCGGTCAACCGCCGCCGTTCATCATTTCGGCATAGGCCCGGGCGGCGTCGTTCGGGTCGACCCCGGCGGCCAATTTCGCCGCCAGCGCGGCGGTGTTGTCGGTCAAGTTCAACGTCGTCTTGTCCAGGCCCAAAAGCCGCGCCAGGCGTTCCATGGCCTTGTCCTTGTCGGCCAACATGATTTCCAGCCCGCTGCGGGTCCGCTTGACCCCAAGGAACCCGGCTAGGGCTTGCGGCGACAATTCGTCCGTCGGGGTGATAACGTCCATTTCCAAGCCGCGGCCGTTGCAGTTCGGGCAATCGTCGACCGGCTGAAGACGGGTATCATAGCCGAAGCCGCCGGCGATATCCGGAAGGGGCTTTCCTCCCGCTTCGGCCGCCTTCAGCTTTTGCATGTATTCAGTTTCCCGCCATTGGTACGCATGGCCATGGCCATGGCAATAGCGACAGGGAACCCGAACAATCTTGGTAATTTCGGCCGGCTGATAGGCCAGGACCGCCAGGCATTGATTGACCAGCGCGTCGGCCGCGTCTTTGCGGCGCTGAAGAATATCCGCCTTAATTTGGTCGACCAAAAGGGCGACGTTAGGGTTCGCCAGAAGCTTGGTCGCTTCGACCGACGCATGGGAAATGCCTTCCCGACAGTCATAAGCGCGCCGATACGCTTCAGCGCCCGACGCCCCCATGGCGTAATGCCAAGCAAAGCTTTCTTGTTTCGCCGTCAATTTCATGGGCGGTTCAATACCTTCTGGAACCGGTCTTCGTCAAGCGACGCGACGGCCCGGGGCGGGCGGTGATAATCACACTCCCGCCCGGCAATCGTTCGATTGAAAATCGGCGCTTGTGCATGGCCGCCCAAGCCCGGACGCTATTCATCGCCTTGACCGCTTCGTTCGTATCGTACCATCGGAATTCGCCAGGTTTCATCGCGGCCCAAGGCCAATTCTTCTTCATACCCCGCATACCCCGAACAATCGAAAATTACCCCGAACATACGGGGCAAATATCCCTTTGTAAATACTACTATATTCTAAAATACCCCGCATACCCCGTACAAATGGATACCTTACGCGTACGCCCGCGCCCCCGCGCCCGCCCGCGCTCCCGCATTGGGGGCTTGACCCCGGTTTGTACGGGGTATGCGGGGTAAATCAAAATTCGACTGTTGAAACACCGGCTTAGGCGGCCCCTATGTTCGGGGTATTGTACGGGGTATGGCGGGGTATCACAGCCGTTCAAAAATTGTAATGACCCGAAAACGATGGTTGGTCGACTTCACCATGCCGATAACCGCCATAATTTTCCAATCAAACTTGCGGTACATCGGCAAAACTTGGTCTAGCCAAACGACGTGGGTACCGGCGCGGCATCGGCTAAGAGCGCCCATTACCCTATTGCGCTTCACCATTGACGGCCTGTAGTGGTCGGCGTCTTCGACGCTATACGGTG